ATCGAATCAACGGCAGAGGGCCGGGCCGGGTACTTCTTCGATTACTCACAGAGCGCGGAGAAGCAACAACTGTCGGGCGTTCCGTTGGGCTTGCTCGACTGGAAGTTCTTCTTCTTCAGTTGGTGGCGAAATCCGCTGTACTGGCTTGACCCTGAAGGGGTCGTGATATCGCAACGCCTGACCGACTACTTCGATGAGCTGTTCGGCAAGCACGGCATCTTCACCAATCCCGGCCAGCGCGCTTGGTACGCAGCCAAGGAGAAGACTCTCGGCAGCGACATGAAGCGGGAATACCCCTCCATACCGGCAGAGGCATTCCAGCAGTCAGTCGAAGGCGCTTACTACGCTCAGCAGTTCGCGAAGCTCTACGCCCAACGCCGGATCGGCGTCATTCCTGACAACAGCCACCTTCCGGTGATGACGTTCTGGGATATCGGCGTGGGCGACTCGACTGCTATCTGGTTCGTGCGCAAGGTCGGCGAGCAGTACCACGTCATCGACTACTACGAGAACTCAGGCGAAGGCCTGCGGCATTACATGAAGGTGCTCAAGGACAAGGGTTACACCTACTCCGAGCACTGGGGGCCGCATGACATCGAAAACCGCGAGTTCGGCAGCGATGCCAAGACCCGCAAGGATATTGCCCGAGAAGGCTACGAGATCGACGGGCAGCGTTACAGCCTGAAGTTCCAGGTCGTTCCAAAAATTGGCGTCGACGACGGCATCGAGGCCGTCCGCGAGGTCCTTTTGCTATGCGTGTTCGATGATTCCAAATGCGAAACCGGAATCAGCCACCTTGAGAACTATCGCAAGGAGTGGGACGACAAGCGCGGCTGCTGGAAAGACAAGCCGCTGCACGACAAGACATCCCATGGCGCTGACGGTTTCAGATATTTCGCCGTGGCTAAGACCAAGCGCATCCGTACCGCCTCCACATCACCTCTGAGAATCTAACTATGAGCAACGACCCAAGCGCCACGCTGCCTGCGGTGGATCGCATGCGTGACTATTGGGGCATAGTTGCTCCACTGATGGACGGAACGCAGGGGATGCGCAGGGCAGGCAAGGAATTGCTGCCTCAGTTCCCGGCCGAAGAGGACGAGACGTACAAGAAGCGCCTCGCGCTGTCCACGCTGCTCCCGGTGTACGCCGAGACAGTCAACAACATGACGTCGCGGGTCTTCGCTGAGCCGCTTCAACTGGGCGAGGATGTCCCTGAGCCAATTAAGCAGCTGTGCAGCGATATCGATCTGTCCGGTAACGACCTCAACTCGTGGTCCGTCGACCTGTTTCGCAGCGGGCTGAGCCATGGCCTGTGTCATGTGCTGGTCGACTACCAGTCAACCGTGGATGCCGACGGCAACCCCCTCTATAAGACCCGGGCGGACGAGATCGCCGCAGGGGTTCGCCCCTATGCCGTGATCGTCAAGCCGGATCAGGTGCTTGGATGGAGGTTTAGCGGCGGTGTGCTGGTGCAGATCCGGTACAAAGAGGTCGTCGAGGTTGCTGATGGCGAGTTCGGGACTAAATGCATTGATCAAATCCGCGTGCTTGAGCCTGGAGCCTGGAGAACCTACCGCGCTGCAGAGGATGGCGGGGGCTGGGCTATCCATGAGCAAGGCCCGACCAGCCTCAAGTACATCCCGTGGGTGACGTTCTACACGGGCCGCACTGGCGCACTGACAGCTAAGCCTCCGCTGCTTGAGCTGGCCTACCTGAACGTCAAACACTGGCAGTCCCAAAGCGATCAGGACAACCTGCTGCACGTTGCGCGCGTGCCGCTGCTGTTCGTGTTCACTAGTGATGAGCAGTTTCAGTTGGTGATCAGCTCCGGCAGCGCAACGCGCATGCCTGCTGATGGCAAGGCGCAGTACGTCGAACATACCGGCGCCGCCATTGAGGCAGGGCGCACATCACTTCAGGACCTGATCGATGAGATGCGCATGGCCGGGGCAAAACTGCTCCAGCGCGACAAGCAGCAGGTGAAGACGGCGGCCCAGGCCAACGAAGAGGCAGCGCAGGAGCTTTCCCCGCTTGCCCGCCTGGCTGGCCAGTTCGGCGACTGCATCGCTCAGATTCTCCAAATCATTGCCGATTACCGAGGCGAAACTGAAGGCGGTCACGTCGAGATGCGCGGCAACTTCGACAGCGACTTCGCTCCAGAGGTTAGCCTGCCTTCACTGATCAGCATGGCCACGGCCGGGAAGATCAGCGATGAAACGCTGTACTCCGAAATGCAGCGTCGTGGCGTTATCAGTGATGAACTGGACTGGGAGCAGGAGAAAGAGCGCATTGATGTTCAGGGGCCAGCACTGGGGGCCATTTAAATGCCTACGGTGAACGAGCTTCTTCAGTCTGCGTCAATCGGTCATGCGGTCGACCTGCAACACCTCAGCAACGCCGAGGTGCGCAAGATCATCGCATTGCTCAATAGCGTTGACGCTGACCTCAGGGCGCAGCTGATTCAGGCAATTGAGGCGGCTGGCAACGGAACATTCACGGCCACCCGGATGAACACGGTGCTTGCATCGGTGCTCGCGCTGAACAAATCCATCTACGCGACCATTCAGGAAACACTGGTCGAGTCGATCATTGACCTGGCCAAGTATGAGATTGGCTACCAGAAAGCCCTGTTCACCCAGGTTATTCCCCAGGAGGTTCAGGTCATTGTCTCGCTCGGCACTGTCAATCTGGATCAAGTGCAACAGATCGCGATGTCTCGGCCATTCCAAGGCAAGCTGCTGAAGGAGTGGATGGGCGATCTTGAGGCAAGTCGGGCCACCCGTATCCGCGACGGTATTCGCATGGGAATGGTGGAAGGGCAGACGACCGATCAGATTGTCCGCCGCGTCATGGGGATCAAGGCCGAGGGTTACGCTGACGGCCTGCTCAATCGCAGTCGCCAAGATATTGAGGCGGTCGTCCGCACCGCGATCAGTCACACAGCCCAGGGCGCGCGTGACGCTTATTACCGCGCCAATGACGACCTGATCGATGAAGTGGCATGGCTCAGCACCTTGGACAACAAGACGTCTGCTGATTGCCGGCTGCGTGATCGGCTTCGCTATACCAACGATACGCATCAGCCGGTCGGGCACCAAGTGCCGTGGAAGGCAGGGCCGGGTCGTATTCACTGGTGCTGCAGAAGTACTTCGACGCCGATTATCAAGGGTTACGAAGAGCTGCGACTGTCCAAAGGATTGTCGGAAAGCACTAGGGCGAGCATGGACGGCCAAGTTCCGGCGTCGACCAGCTACGGCGAATGGTTGAAGGGGCAGAGCGCAGAACGGCAGGATCAGATCCTCGGCCCGACTCGCGGCAAGCTTCTGCGTGACGGCGGGCTGGATGTACCTGGCTTCTATAATGACAAGGGCAAGCTGCTCACCCTGGATGAGCTGAAGAGTCGCGACGGGAAAGCGTTCGAAGCGGCCGGCCTGAATAAGTTCAAGCAGCCGACCGGCGAGTTCACGGTTTACGACCGAGGTTATCCGGTGTCGAAGCCAGATGTTTCAACGCCTGCGCGCGCGAAGGCGGTCGAGATCGAATCAGGCATACGCACCAACAAGCTCGAAACCGGTGCATTCATTGATCGGAACGGCAACGTTCTGCTGCAACGTAGCGGTGAGGCTGATCGGGTTACGTTCTCTGGAAGTGAAATGAACCTGATGAAGGGGTCCACCTTCACGCATAACCATCCAGGGAACAGCACGTTTTCTGGCCAGGATGTTGCCCTTGCCTCGGAGATTGGCCTGGCAGAGCTGCGCGCCGTCGGCCCAACGCTTCGATACACCATGAGCGCTGACAAGGGGTGGCCGAGCAGTGATATGCTCGACAAACTGACTATAGATCTGCAACAGACTGCTGCTGATAGGGTCACGAGCATGATCAACAGAGGCGAGATCGAGCGCGAGTTCGCCCAGGCCGAGTCTGAACACCAGTTTTGGACGATCCTGAGCGCCCAAACCGGCCTGAAATACACCCGAGAACGTTCATGACAGCTAAAACGACTGAAGAGCTGGTCGCAGAGATGCGCAGAGAGCGAGAAGAGCAGCGCGCCAAGGGGGTTGCGCACTTTGATGGCAGCCCGTCTTGGGCGCAATTCTGCAAGCAGATGGGCGACGCCGCTCTGGCCGGCACTCTCAAAGACGACTTTGACGAAAAATGATCGACAAGCCCAAGCTCCACCTCATCAACGGCACGCCTGCCCCTGATACTCCGAAAGAGCAGGCGATGAAACGTGTCCGCTCGATGCCACGGCCAGCCTCGATGATCCAATGCCACCGTTGCGGCGGTGCCGAGGTCATCGTGACCAAGGTAGGGATGATGTACAAAGACGGCAAAGCGACTGGCGGGAACAAGCAAATACTCTGCGCACTGTGCTTTATGAGGGGCGAGAGAGTCTTGCTCAGCAAGTAATACCGAATTCAACGAAGCCCGCCGAGTGCGGGTTTTTTATTGAGCCCAATTCAAGCCCTGGCATCCGCTGGGGCTTTTTTATGCCCGCTGTTCGGATGGACGGGGCGAACGGAGCCGGATGGCTCGCAAGGAGACAAGATGAAACTGAAAACTGTTGAAGTCGATGGCAAGCAATACGCTGAAATCCAGGACGGTAAGCCCGTGTACGTGGAGGACGACGGCAAAGAGTTTGCCTTCGACGCTGCTGGCACTCGCGCGACCATCACCCGACTGAACTCCGAAGCCAAAGACAACCGACTGCGAGCCGAAACCGCCGAGAAGACCGTCAAGGCATTCGAAGGCATCGACGACCCCGCAGCGGCCAAAAAGGCGCTGGGTATTGTCGCCAACCTCGATGCAAAAACACTGGTGGATGCCGGTGAGATCGAAAAGGTGAAAACCGAGATCAGCAAGGCCTACCAGACTCAGCTGGACGAAGCCAACGGCAAGGCGCAGACCTTCGAGCAGCAGCTGTATGCCGAGAAAATCGGCGGCAACTTTGCCCGGTCGGCGTTCATTGCCGAAAAGCTCGCGGTCCCGGCTGACATGGTTCAGGCCACCTTCGGGCAAAACCTGAAAATCGAGGAAGGCAAGATCGTCGCTTATGACGCTCAGGGTCAGAAGATTTTCAGCCGCGCCCGCCCGGGTGAATTGGCCGACTTCGACGAAGCGATTGAAACCCTTGTCTCGCAGTACCCCCACCGCGACCACATCCTGAAGAGCTCCGGCGGCAATGGCGGCGGCGCTCCGAACGGCGGTGGCGGCAACCCGAACGCACCCAAAAAGCTTGCCGACTGCAAGACCGACGCCGAAAAAGTGGCGTGGGCTCAGGCGCAAGCTCAATAGATCATTGAGAGGGCCATATGGCATTCGATCTGCAGGTATTCAACAAACAGACCTACTCCGCCATGACAGAAGTTGTGGATCAGCAGGTTCAGCTCTTCAACGCAGCCTCGGGCGGCACCTTGGTATTGGCTTCCGGCCAGAATCAAGGCGACTTCTCGATGGAGGCATCGTTCAAGCAAATTTCCGGCCTGGTTCGTCGCCGTAACGCCTATGGCTCCGGCACGGTCACTGCCAAGCGACTGGAACACCTGCTGAACGTATCCGTGAAGGTTGCAGCCGGTACGCCTCCGATTGAGTTCGAGAAGCAGCAATACACCTGGATTCTCCAGAATCCAGAATTGGCCGCGATCAAGATCGGCGAGCAGCTGGCTATTGCCCAGGTGCAGGATCAGCTCAACGCCGGCATCCGTGCTTTGGTTGCTGCCACGTCGGGCAATGCCGCCGTTGTCTATGATGGCTCGGCAGCTGCGCCAACCTTCCGCGTCCTGAACAAGGGTTCAGCCAAGTTCGGCGACCGTGCCGGCTCGCTGCGGGCGTGGGTACTGCACTCGACCACCCTGCATACGCTGTATGACAACGCCCTGGCCAACGCCGAGCAGTTGTTCTCCTACGGCACCGTGAACGTGATGCGTGACGCCTTCGGCCGCCTGTTTGTCGTGACTGACTCGGATGCGTTGGTCAACACCGGCAGCACTCCGACCTACAACACCCTGGGGCTGGTTGAGGGTGCTGGCATCGTGCAGCCAAATGGCGACTTCCATGCAGTCCTTCAGGACGCGGTGGGCGGTGAAAACATCAAGACCACCTATCAGGCTGAGTGGACCTACAACGTCGGCATCAAAGGCTACGCATGGGACACCGCTGCGGGCGGCAAGTCTCCTACCGACGTAGCGCTGGGCACCGCTGCCAACTGGGACAAGGTGGCGACCTCGAACAAGGACACTGCTGGCGTCTTGGTCAAAACCCTGTAACACCTGAAGGGCGCCGGGCTGGCCTGGCGCCACTGGAGGATTCATGAGCAAGAAGAAGATTCTTTGGTTTGTCCCAGGGGCAACCACTGCTGAGCAGAAAGCCCAGGCCCAAGCCAACGGCCTTTCCATTCGAAACCCGCTGGCATATAGCGAAGGTGTCGGCCTGGAAGAGTGTGATGGCGTCACCGGCATGGCCCCGAAGGATTATGTCGAGGCGTTCGGGCAGGTCGATGAGCCTGAGGGGCTTTCGTGGCAAGACGTCGATAACGGCGGTGACGGTAAGATGCCAATCGCCAAGCTTCGCGAAATTCTGACCGAGAAGGGCATCGCATTTGAGGCAAAGGCCAAGAAATCGGAGCTGCAAGCGTTGCTCGATCAGGCTGAAGTCACCACACAAATCGCCACTCTCAAGGCGCAACTGACCGAGAAGGCAATCGCCTTTGAAGACACTGCAACCCTGGAAGAGCTGCAAGCCCTGAATACTCCAGCGGTGTGACCATGACCGACTTCATCACCATTGCGCAGGTGGACAACCTGCTGGGCGTCGAATGGACGACCGAAGACAAGAAGCCTCGCGCGGTGCTGATGGCGAATACCTGGCTCACTGAGCGGGTTCGTGCGGCATGCAGCCCAACGCCTGATGCGATCATTCAGGCAGGGGCAGAGATCGCGAGGGAGGCAGCAGCAGGGACGCTTTACGGCGCCCAGGCTCGCGAGGTTACCGAAACTACCGTGAAGGCTGGGAGCGTCAGCACCAGCAAGACCTTCACAGAAGGCTCCAAGGCCATGACGGCAGGCGAGGCGTTCGCGCTGGCGCTGATCAAGCCGTGGGTATCAACCAGCCAGATTAAGCTGGTGAGGGGTTGATATGGGGCTTCGCGAGGATATTCAGGCCGATATGGCCGAGGCTTTCGATACTGACCTGGCCGACGCGGTGAAGACGTTTACGGGCGGCATCACGCTGCCAGGAACGTATGACCCGGTGACGGAAGAGACGGTTGGTGAAGTGGTGATCGCCTACGGAGGGCGCGGCGTCTTTGATTCCTATGAGGACAGACTGGTGGATGGGATCAACATCAAGTCCACTGATCAGCTCCTGATCGCGCTGACCAATGAGGTCACTGGAACGCCCGAGATCGGTCACAAGATCAACGGCGCCGAGGTGCTGAATGTATCCAAGGATCCAGCGGAAGCGCATTACGAGATCCAGCTGAGGGCCGTGTAATGGCAGGCTGGAGCATTCCTCCATCGGCATTTGCCGATCAAGTAGACGTGGAAGTCAGCAGGCGAGTTCGAACAATCGCACTGGCCTTGCTCAAAGAGGTCATTGAGCGTTCTCCGGTCGGCAATCCCGATCTTTGGAAGGATCCACCGCCACCTGGTTACGTTGGCGGCCGCTTCCGTGGCAGCCACATCGTCAGCATTCTCGCGCCGGTTTACACCGTAACAACCGATATCGACCCCAGCGGATCGGAAACGCTGCAAAAAGGAATGGCCGTACTGACCGGGCTTGAGCCCTACACGCAAGTCTTCATCCAGACCAATCTTCCATACGCCGAGCGCCTGGAACAGGGTCATTCGAAGCAGGCCCCCGAGGGCTTGTATGAGCTGGCATTCATCAGCGTTTCCGAGGCGTTCCGATGACCTACGAAGAGATTCGCGCGGCCATTACTACGCGGGCCGCTGCGTTTGCCGGTATCGAGCAAGCGAGGATTGATTACCAGAACGCCGTTGGCGCGGTGTTCGCACCTCCCGCAACCGGGCTATGGTGCCGTATGACCATCCAGAATGGCACGGCGTTCTTCGCCGGAATGGCTGACAAACCACACAGCAGGAAGCCGGGGCAGATCGTGTTCCAGTGCTTTGCAAGGCCGCGCACCGGCATGAAGCCGCTCAACGTGCTCACGGATGCGCTAGAGGCCCACTTTGGCTACTGGAGCTCTGGCGATCTTGAGTGCATGGAGACAAGCCAGGATGTTGTCGGCGATGACGGCAACGGCTTCTACCAGATCAACGTGAAAGTCCGGTTCCGCGCCGGCTGACCCAGCAATACCCATCCCACCCGCCTAGTGCGGGTTTTTTTATACCCACACAAAGGTGGAAAAAATGTCTAGCGGCGCCAAAGTCACGAGTTATCTGATCGCCGAGGTAACCCCCGGCGTAACCCCAACCGGCCCATTCGACACCCTGCGACTGACCGGCAACACGCTGTCGCCCAAGGTGAACACCCAGGCCAGCGATGAGATCACCGACTCCCGGCTGAGCCAGGGTTCCGTGGCCACCAGCGTTGATATTCAGGGCGACCTGACGGCAGAGATGTCCTACGGCACGTTCGATAAGCTGCTGGAGGCCGCTTTCTACGGCAACTGGACCAATGACGTCCTGTCGGTTGGCGATACTCGCCACACCTTCACCATCGCCAAGAACTATGGCGATGTGAATGTCTATGCCTTGTTCAAAGGCATGCACTTGTCGAGCTTCAAGCTGGACATCCCGTCCGACGGCAAGATTACCGCCACATTCACCATGGCGGGCCTGGACTACGCGGACAGCGCCACCAACACCGTAGCGACGGTCAATCCGCCGACCGTCACGCCGTTCATGTCGAATATCAACGTCGGCACACTGCTGGTGAATGGGCAGTCGATGGAAGGCATTGCCTGCGTATCGGCGCTCTCGATGAGTCTCGACAACAGCCTGCAAGCTCAGCGCTGCCTGGGTACGGCTCGTCTCGGCCCAGGCGCGCAGATCGCTACCGAGGCAGCGATTACCGGCAGCCTCACAATGGCATGGTCGAATGCCGCGTGGACGTTCTGGAAAAACCAGTTCACTCGCGCGCCAATTTCCGTCTCGTTCCCGATCACTGACAGCCTGGGCAACAGCTACACGCTGAACTTCCCGGCACTGGAGATCGACGGCGACCTGCCGAATGGCGGCAAGAAGGATCTGATCGAGGTGACGCTGAACTACACCGTCTCCAAGATCTCGCCGACGATTACCCGCGTACCGTTTGTTGCCGTGACCAGCGTTGTCGTAGCGCCCACCACTGCCTCCGTTGCAGTGAGTACCACTCGCCAGCTCACTGCGAGCGTATTGCCAGGCGGCGCCGGCCAGAACGTCACATGGTCCAGCGCGACACCGGGCGTGGCCACGGTCAACAGCTCCGGCCTGGTCACTGGCGTATCGGCCGGCAGCGCAGTAATCACTGCGACCAGCGTTTCCGACCCGACCAAAACCGCGACATCGACCATCACGGTCACTCCGTAACCGATCAACCCTTTTGACTGCCCCGGCGATTACGCCAGCCGGGGCGGTCTTTTTTGGCGTGGCGTAGAGGATTTACAGATGGCTTTCAAACTGAAAAAGCAAATCAAGAATACTGACGCGAAGTGGTTCGAGTTCGACGCCGAAACCAAGGTGCAGATCGCGTCTATCGACAACCCTGCATATCAGGTCGCCTTGGCGCGACTGCGCCGGGAGATTCAGCGCAATGACGAGAAGTTCGCCATGGGCGAGGTCGGCGTCGTGGACGGCGAGAAAACGGAATACGAAGGCCAATGCCGATTGCTGGCCAACCACGTCGTTCGCGACTGGTCCGGCGTTCAGGACGAAGACGGTAACCCGTTGCAGTTCACGCATGAGAACGCTGAGGCGCTTCTGCTGGGCGATGTCCAAGCATTCCTTTTCGTGCTCAACAGTGCCAAGACCTATGCCATCGAGTTGCGCGAAGAACTGATTGAGTCCGTGGGGAAGCCGTCAGCAGATACGAGTGGGAGCGGGAGTGGGGCGGCCAGACGGAAAAAAGACGCGCCATCTACGACCGCCTAAAGATCCGGGTCCCGGATGAGCCGGAATCTGACCCGCTGACGCAATACCTGCTGAACACCTTCCGTAACGTGTGCCGGGGGCGGCGGATGCTGGCGACCATGACGGGCGCCCATCCAATGCCGCTGGCGGCCAGGGAGATCAGTGACTGGCTTGAAGCGCATCCGTCACCATTACCGCGACACTGGGTCGATGAGGCGATGTTTGCGCTGGATCATGTCGTGCTGAGCGAGAAGGATGAAGGGTGACTCGCTCTTTCGGGTAGCGCTTGCGGGGTTTTGGCTGCTCCCCTCTGATGGTGGTAGATTGCCGTCATCAAAAAGGGAGGTGTTAACGCATGGGCGGTCATTCGGATTTCGTGGTTGTAGTGGTCTTCTTCATTAGCCTGGCGCTTTATTTTCTGCCTGCTGTCATTGCCAGCAGCAAAAGGCATCCGCGCAGCGTAGCAATTTTCATATTGAATCTTTTGGCGGGCTGGACCTTGGTTGGCTGGATAGCCTCGCTGGTGTGGGCGTTCGTCGCGCCAATAGAAAGCGTCTCACCAGCCCCAGGAAAAAATACAGACAAAATATCTGGCCTCGAAAAGCTCGCATCTCTAAAGGAGCGAGGATTGTTAACTGAGGCCGAATTCGAATCCGAGAAATCAAAGCTCTTGCAGGGCTGAAATTACAACCCCAACCAAACCCGCTTCGGCGGGTTTTTTTTCGCCCGGAGAAACGCAATGACTCAAACCTCGCGCCTGGTTGTAGAGATCGATAGCCGGGATGCCGAGCAGAAAGCAGCCGACGTCCGCAAAGCCCTTGATGCTATGGAAGAGTCAGGCCTGAGCATAAAGCCTGCGATGGATGCTGCTAGCAAAGGGCTGGACAACCTCAATACATCGGGCAAGCGCACAGAAACGACGGCGGAAAGAGTTGGGCGCGCTTGGTCTGACGCTACCAGCGGGATACAGAGCAATACTCAGCAAATCGTCAAAGAGTTGCAGGCGTTAAATGCTAGACAGGATGCAACTTCCAGGGCTTTAGAGTCGGTCGTAGTCTCGATTTCAAAGGCATCGGGTGCGTTTACTGCCGCCGCAGCTTCGGCTGGTAGTTTCAAGACGCAGAATGACGCCGCGGCATCATCTGCTCAAAAAGTCGGGGAGACTGCCGAGCAAGCTAGCGCCAGGCTTTTGGCTATGGCTACCAACTCGCTCCAGGCCAGCGACTACGTGAAGTCGTTGTCGGCGAGCACCGATACCGCGTCGGCAGCATTTAATCAGGCGGGCAATAAAGCATCATCGCTTGCTGCGCTACAAAAGCGACTTCAGGAACAGTCGGATGCATTGGTTGGATCGACCAACCAAAATGCTAGCGCCTCTCAAAAGGCAGCTGCTGCAAGCGGCGAGCAGGCTGCCGGACTCGATAAGCTGCTCAATCGGCTGGATCCTTCAAGAAAGTCCCTGACAGGTCTCAATGCTGATTTGGCAACTCTGAGCCAGGGGTACAAGTCTGGCCAGCTTACGCTTGATCAGTACCAGTCTGGACTGGGCAAAGTGAACGCGGAAATTAGGAAGTTAGGCGGCGGCCCAGGCTCGGCAATGGACGGCCTATCGCTTGGAACAAAGCAGGCCCGCGAGAACTTTCTTCAGTTCGGCAATGCGCTTGCCGAGGGCAACGTCCGCGTGGCTACGCACAACCTCCTTGAGATTGGTACGAATGCCGGAGCGTCTGCGGCCAAGATCGCATTACTCGTCGCGCCTTTTGTCGGAGTTACCGCTGCCGTCGGAGCGCTAGGGGTTGTAGCTCTGGCGTCCCAAGCGCAGTTTCATGAGTATCAAAATGCACTGATCAGCACCGGTAATGCGGCAGGCACTACCGCCGATCAAATGGCCCAGCTAGCGACGTCCTTGGCGGGCGGAAGAAACTTCGACGAGGCAAACGACGCCGTTCTCGCGCTCGCTAAAAATGGTCGCCTGAGTGGCGAAGCGCTTGCTGAGGTAGCGCGTGCATCGACTGAACTGGCCGTCTCTACAGGTAAAGGCGCTGCCGACATAGCGGACAAACTATCGGACACCAAGGCTAATGTAACTGCCCTGGCTGTTGAGTACAGCGATAAGTACGGGGTAATTACCAAGGATACTTTCGAGTTGATCCGCGCCCTGGAAGAGCAGGGCGACAAGATCGGCGCAATCAAAGTGCTGGCGGGCGCTACAGCGGATGAGATGGGCCGCAGAAACAAGGAGATGGTTGAGTCGACTCGCGGCCTTGCAAAGGCGTGGGATGACGTAAAGGTCAGCGTGCTTGGCGTTTATAACCAGATCAAGACAGGACTTTCTGCCAGTCCCGAGCTTTTCAAGCTCCAGCATTTACAGGGGCAACTAGAAGATGCACGCAAGATAGGCGACAAGGCACTCATCAGCGGGCTTGAGGAGCAGGTGAGGCTGGCTCAGGAAGCCGTGAACCTGCAATCAAAGAAAAATGAAGGAGTCGCTGCCGAGCTTAACGAACGAAAGGCAAATGTATCTGCCGAGAACCAATGGTACATAGATGGGCAGAAATATCGAACCAACGCAAAAAAGATGGAGGATGAAATAGCTGCGGCCAGACACCAAGGTTTGGAGGCTGGGCGCTCACAACTCGATATTGAAAAACGTATCAGCGATATTCGGGACGACTACGCAAAAAAGGAACCAAAGGCCAAAGTAGAGGCTGTCGATCTAACCAGCTTCAACGACGCCGAGAACGCCCTGAAGTCCCTGGTTGCGAGCTACGACAACTCCTTCAAGCTTCTGGACGCCTCGGAAAAGGCTGGGCTGATCAGCGCAGATGATTATGCCCTGCAAAAAGGCGCGCTTCTTGAGAAAGAAAAGGGTGACGTGGAAGCGGCCTATCAGGCAGAGATCGCGGCGCTCGAAGCAGTCAGCAGCAAGTCCAGCACCACGGGCGCGCAACGCATCGGCATTGACCAGAAGATCGCCGACGCCCGGCAGAAAATGGTCGATGCGCTTAAAAAGCTCGATACCGATCAGGAAGTTCTTTCGCAGCAAACCAGTGCCCGCAACGCCCGCGACGAGGCCGCGCTTAAGGCATTTGCCCAGAATGTTCAAGACAGTCTGGCACTTGCCCAGCAAGGCCTGGATAACCAGCTCGCCGGGATCGGCCTGGGCAAAGAAGCGCGCCAGCGCCTGCAAGACGATCTGAAAATCCGCCAGGATTACCAAAAGCAGATCGAGAAGCTGAATCGCGATTACGCTGCCATCGTCAATCCAACCGAGGGCCAGACCAGCAACTACAACAAAGAAACGCAGATCCTCAAGGATGCCTTGGCCCAGCGCCTGGCTGCACAGCAGGACTATTACGTCCAGCTGCAGAAGTACCAAAGCGATTGGACCAATGGCGCCAACGCTGCGTTTCAGGACTACATCGACGAAGCAAGCAACATCTCAAGCCAGACCTATACGCTGTTCTCCGACAGTCTCCACGGCATCGAGGAAGCATTCGTTGATCTGGCTACGTCCGGCAAGCTGTCGTTCAAAAACCTGACTGATAGCATCATCGCCGACCTGGCCCGGATGGCTGCGAAGGCATATGTCGTTGTTCCTCTGCTGGCGGCGATAGGGCTTGGAGGATCGTCCGGTAGCGTTGGCGGCGCCGCGGCTTCGGCTGCAACTTCAGCAGCAGGCAGCGGCGTCAGCGCCGGCGGCGTCCTCAGCGGCGTGTCCTCCGCATTCAGCGCGGTCACTGGCTGGGGTAAGGCGGCCTACACGGGCTTTCAAAGCGGCGGTGTGAGCG